GCGTTGGTGCCTCGGCGGATTCTCAGCGGCATGTCAGTAGGTTCCGTAGTCGGTGGTTGCCGTCACTGGGTTCGCGTAGGTCTGCTGGTCGTTCTGGTTGACGGGATCGTAGAACTGTCCGAAGTCATCGAACGTGATGCCGCCGTAATCATAATCTCCCTCGGGCGCGTCAAGCTCGCCGCCCTCAAAGATTAGGTCCGAAGGCATTAGGAACGCGCCGTAGTCATCGTCGGCCAAGAGCGGAGTTCCGCAATCGCCGTCGATGGCCTGCGTGTTGACGATCATGTAGATGCACGTGCCGTTCGACGCCCACCAGGGCAATGCCATGACGATGGTGTTTATCGGGATCGGCTTCGGCAGGAATCCTTGCGGGATGTTCGACTTTGCGACACCGTACGACACGTAGTCAAACGCTGCCGCGTTGCTCATTTCGGATACCGACAGACCCGTATAGCTCGCCGCGTTGACTGAAAGGGCTGGGCTGTACGGCGACGTGCCACCCATCGTCGCCTCGCGCAGCGTGTACAGGTACCTGTAGTAGCTCCCGCCGATCAACGAGAAGTTCGTCACCCGCATGAGCTTGTGCTGGATCGGATCAGGGGTGCGCAGATCGCGACCGGACCTGTTTATGTCCAGCACGGACGAACGGAGTTGCCTGTCGGATGACCTCATCCCCACCATCCGTCGATTGTTCTGAGCCGCCAGCTCGCGTCAAGCGTGCCGCCGACATTGAAAATGTCGTTGAAGTTGATTGATGTCCGCGCTGGACGCACCCACTTCACCACAGACGGAGCGCCGCTTGCGTTGAGCTTTGGGTATCCCTTCTCGTCCGATTCGCACACTTGCTCGAGATGAAAGAACGGATCAAAGAGGAACTCAAAGATTGTCTCGTAGAACGGGTAGCCGTTGCTGCCCTTCTGTGCAGTGATGCCTTCGCAAATCAAGCTGCCCGCGACGCATCCAGCAAATGACTGGCTGTTGATCTTGTTGAGATACGTGCTGAACCCCGTGACCGCATACAGCATCGAATCCACGCTTGCATCCAGCGTAAGGCGCACGCGCATGTGCACCTGATTCACCTGGATGGAGATCGGCTGCGTTCCGTTGCTTGCAGCGGTGCCGCCGATGTCGGCGCTGGCGTTGGTGTTGCTCGGCTGCACCGACCAGCCGGTGCGGTAGATGTTGGTCGCGCGCGTGCGCGAGTTGTATTCGGTGGAAGACGGCAGCACGAAAGCCAGCGATTCGCTGGCAAGGTCATCCATGTACAAGGTCGACCACGTCACGGTAAAGATGATCGCCTTCGATCCTGCCGCCGTTCTGTAGGTCACGCTTTGGCAACCAAGATGCTGTTCCCACGTCATTCCCGTCGGGACAGACCCAGGCGCGACATAGGGCGCGTTGATCGTCGGGATATGTCCCTCGCCCTGGATTGCGGCGATCTCCGTATCGATGGTAATGAAACCGCCGTCCAATCTACGGACGGTGATCGTCTGCGTGATCGTGCGGGGCTGTCCCAGTTCGCCGATGCGGACATCGACGCTGTTCATGGTCTTTGCGTAGGTCGGCATCAGATCCCCTGCCTGACTAGTTCCTGCTGCAACTTCATTTGCTTGTACAGAATGTCGATTTGTTCACTTGTAGCTGGCCGCATCATCCGCACATCATCCTGGGATATGTTCCCGCGTCGGTATTGCTCAAGCTCTGCGGAGGTCTGTCGTGCGACGCCCTCGCCTGCGGTGCTCAGCTTGGCTTCCATAAATGCCTCTTGGATGTCTGCACCACCCGCGACTGACCCTAAAAACGCGCCGACTTCTGTGCCGGTCTTTGACCACCAGCCGCCGATTCCTTCTGCGCTTTGGACTCCTGTGCGGATGTTTGCGTTTGCTACCGAGATGTTTGCTTGCTCGAACGCAGCCATGAAGCCCATTGGCTGACCGCCCGCCTGCTGCTTTTCCAAAGTCGCAAGCCGCTGTAGAAGAACGGAATTGAGCTGGGCCGTCTGCATCCCGGTCTTCTTGTATTCCTCGAATGCCTGGGCGGCGCCTTTGGTCTGCGCGTTCAAAGCATCTTGCAGCTTGGTAGCCGCAAGAATCGGCGCCATAAATGCAGCGCCGACGCCAGCGATTCCCATGCCAATCGTGCCCGTTCCAGCGACCCCGCCAAGCACGGACCCAAGCGGACCAGCGCCGAGCGCGCCAAGACCAGGCATGACCGCCGCCTTGATCTTTCCGATGCGCGCCGCGCTGTCGGCGACTGTCTTCTCGACCTTCTTCATCGCCGGCGCTACCTGATCCGTATGGACGGTAACGGGGATGTTCAGCGTTGTCAGTGCGCTCATGCGGTGCCTCGCCTTGTCTCAACGATTGCGCGTCCTACGGCCTTGTTCATAAGCCCGCGGATGATCTGCTTGCCGACCATCGAAGCCTTGAAGAGATAGTGCCGCGCGTATTGGCTTTGGAATGCACCTTTATACCCGCGGATACCGCGTCGCCATCCGCGCCCACCGCCGCCGGTTGAGCTCGCCTTGCTTACCGTGCTTGCCCGTTCCTTGATGGTGCGGACGTGCGGCTTGCCGTTTCGGTAGACCGTGATCTGTTTTGTGAACGCCTCGCCGCGCTGGATGCGCAGCGCCTTCATCCCGACCTCACGGCGCGCTTCATTGCCTTTCTTGCCGCGCGGGAAGGCGTGCCATCCCACCTCCATGAAGTGCGCCTTCCACCCGACGTAAGGCGAGTACCGCCCAAGCCGCTGTTCTGCTGGCACGTTCTTGACTTTCTCGGCCTTCACGCCGACCGCAGCCCAGACCGCCTTTTTGTATGACACGACTTTGTAGAACAGCTGCTTCTTGGTGCGCTCTGCGTTCTTCCACGCGAACCCGCGCGCAGCCTTGCGGACCTTTTGCGCCCACGGACGCAGCGCGTCCTTTGCGATGCCCTTGCGGAGGTTCTTCGGGAAGCGCTGCAGCACCGCCTCAAGCCTGCGGATGCTGTCCGTGTCTATGGACGCGGTCATGTACCCCGCCCCGCGGGCGGTGGTTCTTCCCGGCGAGCGCGTCAAGCTTGCCGCGGATGCCTGTCCAGTCGGGAATCTCAAGCGCGCCATTGATAAGTACCACGGACATGGAGTCGAGATTGGTGCTCATCCATTTTAAGGCGCAGTCCAGCACCGTGCGCTGCGCCTTGGTCAGTCCCGGCCTTCCTCGTAGAGGAGCTCGCATTGCTTGCCGATCAGCTGCACCATCCGCGCGTCGCACCCTGCGACCTCGTCTGCCGACGCGAACACGGGGCGACCGTCTTCGATCAGATGCCGCCATACCAGCCACAGGTACAGCCGCTCGGGCGCGCGCTTTGATTCCTCCAGCGCCTCAAGCAAGTCGAGCGCGCTGGGCCGCTTGAGCGTGACGGCGTGGCCGTCGATGTCGACGGTCTTCGGCTTCAGGGTAAGTGCGTCGCGGATGCTCATTGTGCCGTTGTAGTCACGGTCCAAACCGCGGCGTCAGCTGCAGGCGTCTTCGTGAACTGAAGCTGAATGGTCGCGCGACCTACAGAATTTGCGGCGGCGGTGATTTCTAGCGAAGTGATAAACGCCTGTCCCTCAATGCTTTCGCCCGTTTCAAGAACGAACAGCCAGAAACTCGCGGCGTTTGCAGCATTGATGTGGGATAGCCAAGCCCTATGGGTTGCATCATCGTTGTCGTAGAAGATGTCAAGCGACGCCGTGGCGTTTGATACGCCTGCAAGGAATTCACTTGTTGGCGTGCCGATTGGCGTGATGTCAAGCGCAGGCCGCGACATGCTGAAAGAAATTGATCCGATGGCGGCAACATCGGCATACGTTCCACCAGTGAGTGCCTTCCACTGGAGTTTTGACAGCGCTGAGTTAAATGCCATTGGTTAGTCCCTGTAGTAGATGTCGATGGACGCCGTGACCTCGGCGGGTTCCTGTTCATCGCCCTCGCCGACCACCGCAGCCGACGTGGTATGCCCGTTCCAGATGACCGCCTCGAACTCGGCGAGGTTGTATTGCCCTGCGCCGCATGCGATCTTGAGCGCGGGCAGCACGTCGAGCGCAGCCTTGGTGGTCGCGGCGATGATCGTGATCTCGACCGAAGCAAGCCAGAGCTTTGCGCCGCCCGAAATCGACTGCTGGACCACGTTCGTCAGTTCGTAGGTGATCGCGGGCAGAATGCCGTCCTGCAGCCTGTAGCCGTGGGAGATGCGCGCCGCGGGGATCGCGTTGGTGATCCCAGCGTACGACGTAAGCATCGTCCGTACGTCCTGTTCGATGTTTACGCCAGGCATTAGTTCACCTCCGTGCACTGGATGACGGCGACGCGGTCGGCTTCATCAAGGTTCTGGATGGCGTTGATCTTGAGCGAGCGCCCGCGGACGGTCAGCCGGCAGACCTCGGATAGGTTGATGTTCTCGACCGCCTGCCAGCGCGCGCGTATCTCGACGTTGCGGACCACGGCGACGCCGTCCGCATAGCTTTGCTCTGCGGCGCTCTGCTCGCGCATGTCGCATCGAAACGTGCCGATGTTGCTCCACGTGGTCGTGCGCATACCGATGGCGTCGAGCGTGTTGCTCGGCTGCGATGCGGTCGCCGTCCATCGGAGAACGCCGCCCGAAATCATCGGATTCGGCTCCCGGTGCCGATGGCCGAGATGATGTACTCGACGGACATCGGCACGACGCTAAGCCCGATGGGCTGGAAGGCCTCAGGGTTGTTGTACCAGGCGCCGACCAGCGCGATGATCGCGTGGACGATCTCATTTGGCACGTAGTCGTATCCGGCGGTGTAGTTCACCGAGATGGCGGTGCCTTCGTAGGTCGTGGGTTGCTCGAGGAAACGGATGCGCACCATCGGTCCGTCCGTGCGGTCTATCCAGTAGTCGCCAGCCGGCATCGTGGTCATTACATTCGACGCGTTGTAGTACGTCACGCTGGTCAGACCGACGAACGGGTGATCGGGCAGCAGCGTGTCGGTGAACTTCGCGAGGTACAGCGTCTTGTCCGTCGGCGCGAGCGTGACCTCGCACTTGCGCTCAATGAGAGAAGCCGCCGCCTCGCGGAGACGGATCAGATCGACATCATCATCGTCGTAGTCGATCTTGAGCGCTGACTTGATTGTCGAGAGCGGAATGCTCATGGAAACCCACTGGCCGCGTTTCCGCGGCGAGTGGGCGAGGAGTGGAGATGATTAGCTAGCGTTCGGCGCGTAGATCGCCGCGAATGCTGCCGGATCGATGATCTTGGAATCCGTGCGCATCCACATATACATTGTGGTTTCAAGCGTCGCCGCCGCGGAATATGGGTCGATCATCGACTGGATCCCAGTGCGGTCGTAGATGCCGAAGTATTCCCAGTTGCCGACGATGAATAGCGCCGATCCGCGGACGTTCGCAGTAGTTGCCGTTTGCACCGCAGTGGAGGGCATCCATTCATTGATGTAGTACGGAACGCCGTAGATCGTGCCAGGCGCGCCGACGGTGATGGCTTGGTTGGTGCCGGCGCCACCGGGCATCCAGACGTACTCGTTGTTGACCTTCAGCTTGCGGATCGCCCGGACGCACGCATCGGAGGTGAGGATGGCAAAGCGACCAGTTCGGTACGCAACGGGAACCGCGTGTACGCAGTCGATAATGTTGTCCGCGCTGATATTGGCGACGGTCTGGTCTTCGGTCAGCGCGACGCCCTGCTTGATGATTCGTCCGGTGTTGGTGGTCGCCCAATCCGTCGAGCTGGTGTCTCCGATGCCCTGCGGCTCGGACGAACCGCTGCCGATGGTGTAGTACTCTTCCGTCTCGCGCGCGAGCGCGACGCCGAAGCGGTCTGCAGCCCAGTTGAGGATGCTTCCGATGCCGCCGCTTCCGATGCTATCGTCGATGAACTCCTGGCTCATCTTCGACGCCACCACGAACTTGTACGGGTTGATGGTCACGCGGTCGAACGTGAAGTCTGCCGGCGTGATCGAACCAGCTTCGGCCACGAGCGCTGCAGCAGGCTGCGTCGCCTCGATGGTAAGCTGGCGGTCGCTGTCGATGCTCTGCACGGTCGCCAGCTGGCGAATGACGCTGGCCTGGAAAAGCTTGTTGACGATGCGGCGCTCCATGTCCGTGGGCACGGGCGCGTTGGTCGTGCTGGTCGCCATCGCGCGCAGCTCGGAGCGGTCGCCCGTGACCATGGCGCGGAACCAGCGCGCGGCGTACGCCTCGCCGTCGGTCGCCGACTCTGCCTTTGGGGCGCGGCTTTCAAGCGTGGGCTGCTTCTCAAGCTTGGCAAGACGGGCCTCAAGTGCCTTGTTCTGCGCGATCATCTCGGCAGAGCTAAGGTCGGCGTCCATCTTCGCGAACTTCTCGCGCTCCTCGCCGGTGCCGCGGGTATCGACGGTCTGCGGCGCGCGGCCAGTGCGCGCCTCGTACGCCGCAAGGCTCTTGCGGTATTCGTGGGTGATCGACTGAAGCTCATTCAACTCATCGGACATGGTCTGTCATCCTTCGGAAATGAAGTGCGAGCCGCAGATAGGCGGCTTCCGTGTATGCCGCGGAAACGCTCCGCAGGCTCGAACTGGTCTGGGGGTAGGCGGCGTCCTGGACGATGGACACCTCGACAAGCTGCGCGCGCTTCACAAGGCGCTGAGAGCGGTCCTTGTTCCAGCTGTCCTCGCTGACGTAGAAGCCGAAGGACATCTCGCCGCTGAGGTCGCCGCGCTCAAGGAGCGCTCGGACATCGTTGCCGAGCGTTGTCTCGGGCAACGTCGCATCGAAGGCAAGCCCGTTGCGGTCGCTGCGGAGCTTGAGCGTGCCCGAGCGCGTGCGCGCAAGCGGCATCGACGCGTCGTGGTTGTAGAACAGCTTGACGTCGGCGCCGCTTGAAAGCGTCTCGTTGAACGCGCCAGGCGCGATCCGCTCGACGAACTTGCGCCCGTTCTCAACGATCTCGCGCGAGTCCTGCCCGTATACGGCGGCGTAGCCGGCAAGCTTGCGCCCGTCGATGGATTGCTCGGCTGCGGTGAAGTCGCGTCTAGAAATCATTGGGAGTCCCCGCGCTTTCGCTTGTGTCGTCGCCGATGTTGGTCGAGCCGCCGCCTGCGCCGACGTTGAGCGCGAGCGTGGGCGTGTCGAGTCCAGGCAGCGGCGCAAGGTCAAGCTCCTCGCGCGCTTCGTTTCGTGTCATCACCCCAGCCTCGACCGCGGTGCGGAGCGCGGCCATCGTCTCTGCCATGCCTGGGCGCTGCAGATCATCGACATCGAAATATACGGATTCACCGGTGCCGGCAAGTTTTCCCTTGATCTCGCTTGCCCAGCATTCGATCCATGTGCGGAGACAGCCATCGACATATTGTCGACCTGTCCACTCAAGCGATCCGTATGCATTTCCGCTTCCTGCTTGACCGAGATACAGCCCTGGTACGCCATAGATTCGGCACACGTCGTCGATGCTGTAGTCACGCGCAGCCTGCAGGCCAGCATCGTCAAGCGTCGAGCTGATCCGCTCAATGCGCATTCCCTCGGCAAGCACCAGCGGCTTGCCCGTGTTGGACGTGCCCGCGTGCTTCGCCTCGTAGTCTGCCATGATGCGCTGGCGCGCCTCAAGCGAAAGCGGTCCAGGATGCACAAGCGCGATCTTCGGGTTGCCTGCATTGCTGAACGCCTTAAGCGCCATGTCTTCCTGCGCGGCCATGAGCTGCAGAGACGTGCGGCAAAGGCTTACGGGCGATTCGCCCCAAAGACCGTTGATGCTGGGCGCGCGCAGATGGAACACTTGGTCGGCGGTCAGGTCTCCGTAGACGCGGGTCTTGTAGATCACCGAGCCTGTGGTAAGGTCGAGCGACACGCTGTCAGGCTCAAGCAGGATCATCTCAATCAGCTCGCCGCCGCGCGTCCGGTTGATCGCGGCGAATGCGTTGCCGTAAAGAAGCACCTGCATCGTCATCGCGCGTCGGAACTCAAAGGCCGACATGTACGGGCTTGGCGACCGCATGAGCGAGTCCGCGCCCTGCGCGGAAACCTCGCACTCAATGCGGGCGATGTCTCCGGCGATCAGCGTGACCGCCCGATACACGGGCGTGTATCGAAGCGCGTTGGTCGGGCCGACGAATGGGATCGCGCCCGTCGATTCCTGAAGGATCGTGGCGCTATAAGGACCGACAAACAGGCGGCGGAGGAAATCCCTTACCACGCCGGCATTGTTGCCGCTCCTAATACATAACGCCCGTCCTAAACCTCGGATTCATAACAAGACGCGCGCTTTCCTCCCCAGCAGTGCACGGCGATGATTCCCGCCACCAGCGGGTCGATGATGCAGTTGTTCCGCGACTTGACGGGTCGGATGTTCCCGTTCCGATCCTGCTGCGCCGCAGCCTCTGCGCACGCGCGGCGCATGATGGGATCGTCTCCGATCACCAGCTTTCCGCCGGCCCATAGGTTCTGCCACAGCTGGCAGCCGGGTCCAAACGTGGCGATGCCCATTCGGTAGGCGGTCATCGGAATGCCGTCGGCCTCGCAGACCTCGACTAGGTATTTGCTTCCCCATGCGTCGTAGCCAACAGCGCGTAGGTCATATTCCTGCCGCAGCCGCTCAAGGGTGGCTCGAATGCTCTCGTAGTCGATCTCGCGTCCTGGCGTGAGCGTGATCCGCCGTTCCGCCGCCCACGTTCGTACGGGCATTCGGTAATCAAGCTCGCGCTGGGGAACGTCCTGAGCCGGCCACCAATAGTGACCCTTCAGGGCGACCCGCCCATCGTCAAGCGGGATCGCCAGCACGAGTGCCGTCATGTCCATCGACTTGGATAGATCAAGCCCGATCCAAGCTGGTCGGCCCTGCAACTTCTCGAAGTTGGGCGTCTCCGCTCCCGGCCAGAGCTGCATGTCGAGCCAGCCGCCAGTGTTCTCATCCATGCGCGCGCAGTGGTAGCGCAGGAACTCCGAGCGCCCCAGCGGGCTGCGCTTCATGGTGTTCCAGCTGCGCCGCAGCGACACGCGGTCGGGCTGTCCGTACTCCATCGCTGGATTGGCCTTAGGCCACGCCGCCTCATCGTCGGGCGTGTCCGCTGGGTCGATGCCGTAGAGCGCGGCGAACACCGAGTCATCTTCGACCTCGTTCCGCAGGATGCTCTCGGCGTTGGCGACCATCTCGCCGTAGATGTTCTCGGGGTTCGCGCCAGGCGTCGTGATGATGAGGCCGAGCGATTCCTTGCGCTTGCTTCCCGTGGTCAGCAACTTGGTGAGGAACCGACCCTTGAACTCAGCCGCTTCGTCGGCGATCCAAAATGATGGGTTGAGTCCGTCAAGCGCGCGCTCTAGCGCGGGCAGTCCGGTCATAAGGCAATCCCGCGATTTGATTTCTATTCGGTCCCAAAGCACGTCGACCTCGTCGCGGTCCTGCCGGCGGATCATTGTCCGCGCCGTGTCGAGGCAGATTGCGGCTTGCTCTTCGTTGTTTGCTATCACATGCACGCGGCGACCGTCGCCTAGCAGCAGATCCCACAGCGCAAGCCCTGCCGCGAGCGTGGTCTTGCCGTTGCCGCGGGCGACCTGGAGTATCGCCAGCTTGGTGCGCCGCCTGCCATCCGCTCGGTAGCGCCAGCCCCATAGGTTGGCGATCACCCAGCTTTGCCACGGGTGAAGCTCAAAGGTCTTGCCGCTGTCATCGCCGACCAGCGTGAGCGTCGAGAAGTGCGCTTCAATCCGCGCGACCGTCTCCCAATCCATGTAGATATCGGTGCGCTGGATATCCGAGCGCCAACGCCGCATCGCGGCGTATATCCACCGTCCCGCTACCGTTCGCCCATCCTCCACGGAACTGACGTAGCCATCGACCTTGGCTGAGACCTCGCGTAAATCCACGCAGATAGCGTACCAATGCGCCACAGGTCGCCAAAAAAGGGCGCAGGATCGCGTGTGAATTTTTCCCGAGAGATCGG